TTTTTAATGTAAGACTTAGAGAATTTATTCTCGTTTTTAGATACAAAGTCAAATATAAACTGTCTTTGTTTTTTGAAATCGACCTCTTGTTTGGACCACCGCTTTAAATCCTCATCCGATTGATGAGCGTCACCCAAATCATTAAAGCCTTTTGGAGGCACTTTAATTGAAAGTAAATCGAGGTCAAAATAATTAGATAGTTTTAAATAGTTTTTTATAGATGCTAGTAAACCTCTGTTAATTTCAGATTCAAAATCATTATTGCCAGCTATTACTATCTTATTGATTTCCTTGCCAGCTAAATAACTTACAATAGAAGAGCTAACCGACAAACCGAATATAACTATTACGTTTTTTATACCTTGATCATATAGAGACATTGCATCCCCAATACTTTCAACAAGGTAAACCTCTTTTGATTCAGTAATCAAACTATCTATTGTTTTTTCGTTAGGAGTATAGGCTGGATAAATCCAGTTATTCTTTTTTCCAATGTGTTTCCACTTAGCTGAGTTTCCATCATCAACTCTTCTGCCAGAAAAACCAATTATCTGTGAGTGTTCGTTATACACAGGAAAAACCATCCTCCTGTACATGTTGCCAGAACCAGCTAAACCAACTTTAAATAGGTTTTGAGTTTGTTCTGATATATTTCTCTTGTTATAAAAATTATAATTAGGAAATAGTTTTTCCAAAATAGAGTCTTCGTAAATTTTTTCCATTTCAATTAATGTGTTAGGTTTGTATTCTTTTAAGCTGTCGGGCTTTGAATCTAATGATTTAAGTATTGAATTTAATTTGTCAGGGTTACCTTTGAGGGTAAGCTGAATTAATTGTTTGAGAGGCTTATGCCCGTTTTCTGCCACGTAGTCAGTCCACACACCAGTGTCTTTGTATATCTGAACTGCAGTCGAGTTGTTTCCGTCTCTGTAAACAGCACTGGTTCTCCAATGATTACCGCAATCAATAAGCTTATAACCAATATCCTCTAAAATTTGTTTATGCATATCAGACATTTTGAAAATCAGGCAAAGAATCAACCTCGGAACTGTCTATCTCACCGCCCCCATCCATTGACCTGGCTATATCTCGAAGATCTCCTCGCTCAGTAATGTTAAAGTTTTTAAACTCAAGATTAACAGAGTTCTTTCTTAGGGAATCTCCTATTTGTACAGGCTCTAAAGCACCAGCAATATCTTTACCAAGATGCCTTGACTTAATATTGATTAACTTATGAGTGCCAAAATTTGCTCCCTCAACCTCGATTTCATCAGCAGTCTTGTTTCGAAGAATAAACATATGAGAACAGAACTGAATGATCCTGTCAGAAAGAGAAACAATACTTTCATCGTCCACAATGTTTTGAGCATTTCTGTTATTAGTTATTCCGTATCTATTTGACTGAACTGAAGTTATCATAGGTATAACAGGCTCTCCATCATGGAGGATCTCTTTCTGAACACACTTCTTAAACTTATCTACCATCTCCCCTACAATCTGCCACTCATTCTTATTATCAGAAGCTTCGCTTGTTGTTTTAATATAGTCAAAAGAAAAAATCATAGGATTACCTCTACCTACTTTTGAATAATAAAACCTCTTGAGTGTGTTGACCATTGAGTCAACATCCATGCCACCAACATTATAATAGTAAAACTTCAAGTCTTTAACTTTAGCCCATGTCTCTCTTACTTTCGTAACTACTTCTTCACCAGCTTGCCTCCATTTACCGCTTTCTAAAAGATGAGAGGATATACCAGATATAGAAGCGCACTGCCTCATTATAAGTTCTTCTTTGCTCATCTCCCCATTATCAAAATGAAGAACAGGCACATCATAAACCGAAGCAACTTGGGTAGCATAGTGCATACAAAACTGAGTTTTACCAACACCAGATCTAGCCACAACAACAGTAATGTTTCCTGGCCTTAAAATGGAACCATACATGTCGTTAACTTTTTTATGAGGCCCCATCATACCAAACTCTTCAATAGGATTGTTGCCCCTGTCCTCAATCATATATTCCATTTCGTCATATATATTGATAGGCTCATCTTCCCCAGTCTCATAAAGATTTATTCTGGAATTATAAACATGATCCGCTTTTTCTATGATCTCATGGTAAGGTGTCTCTGGAGAAACATTTTTCATTTGCTTCGCCATTTCTTGAGCAGCTTTATAGATTCCCCTCCTCACCGAAACTTTTTTCAACTCTTTAGCTGTCTTAATTAGGTTTCCTTTAGGAACCTTTCTTAGTGCTAAAGACTTGATGTAGTCAGATGGATTTAGCTTATCCTCAAAAGATAAACCTATACTAGCTATTCTCTGGGCAATGATAACCTCGTCTATATCCTCACTTGACTCTATAGCTTGTTTAACAATTGTAAAAATAGTCTTGTGAAGATTAGACTCTTCAGAATAAAAATCATCGTGATTTATAAAGTTAGCTATCTCACAAAATAGTTCTGGCTCTTTGATAAGAGCAGCTAGGAGTTGTTTCTCTAATTCTAAATTATAAATCATGTTTGTTTGTTTTCGGTTCTTCTAAATAAGATTCAATAGTTTTAATAAGACCCATCTCAATCAAATGAGATTCGCATTTATTAAAAATAATAGGGTTACCTTTCTCGTTAGAGTAGACAAGGAGAAATCCTTTGTATTTATCGGCAGAGCCTGTTAACTCATAAAGCTTATCTAGAAAGTTTTCTGGTATTGCAAATTCCATATTGTCGTCGACATTCATAAATATATATCTTGATCTTTAAATAGAGATGCGTTTATCTCATCAGTGCTGTAGACCTCTACCAATTTTATATCATTGATCTGACAGAAGTCAAGCTTCTTTTGATCTCTTTTGAGTTGTTCTAAGTATTTCAATCTGTTCTTATGAAAATGCTTTACATACCTAATGTGCTGGTCTCCTTGAACTTCTACTGCTACTTTTTTATTAGCATTATAAAAGTCCAAGGATAACCTTGTACCAACAATCCTGAATTCCTCAAAGACAACATCATGAATCCAATAGTCTTTTAAGAAATCTTTAACATTTTTCTGAAATTTGCTCCTACTTTTTTCTTCCCAATTAATTAAATATTTTTTAGCACCTTTTAGGTTTCTTTGTTTCCCAAATGGGTCTAAAAATTTCATGTTAATTCACCGATAGCTTTTTTGAAATAGTCAACAAGGAATTCTGAAAGCTCATTACTATCCTCGATAGCTTTGAATACATTAGCTTCACCTTGAATCTTTTCTGGAAACTCTAGATTATTCTCTGAGAGAAGTTCTACGAAATCTTCTGTAGTCTTTATCCAAGAGCCTTTTTTAGACAAAAATTCCCAAGCAAACAATAAGTCCACAATTTCTTTCTCAATCCAAATAGATGTGCCAGATGACCTTCCGTATCTTACGGGGTATGTTAGCCTTGTATTTGTTTTTTCATTAGGGGATTTTTTAATTGTAACGCTAGCAAAATGACCTACCGCTGGGTTCTTCTGAGTATCCATCTTTTTTATAGATGGGTTTTTTAAAATTATATCCTTATTGTATCTGGCTTCAAACTCAATGATCCAGTTAGCAAAGTGCAGTAGAGCGTTTCCTCCTGTAGCACTTGTTTGTCTAATGGGAGCTTTACTATATGGGTCTAATTTGATGTCCGCCCTAACCTGAGAAATGAAGATAGCCATGTGGCCTCTCTTAGCGAGAGCTATGGACATTTTCTTCATGAAGGTTCCAGCCACAACCGCTCCTCCAGCAATTTTGGCAGAGTCCTCGAAAGGTTTATCCATATCGTTTTTTAAGATTAGTCCATCTACAGAATCGAGAAGGAAGCAATACTTTGTTTTGTCGCTATTATTTGATACTAGTTGTCTCATTAGATCAACAACCGTTTCGTAGATATTAGACTCAAATACAAAGCAAGTGCCATCGACCCACTCTTCAGCTTTAGTAACAAACTTGACACCAGATCTTTTTTTCATCTCTGGAGAAAGCCTTCCTTCAGCCTTAAAATAAACAGCTTTTGAATTTGGAAGCGTCAGCAAAAAGTTCTTTGCTACCTCTAAAGCTTCAGAGGTTTTACCTCCCTCATTCATGCCGCAAAATCTATGCAATCCTGGACCGAAACCTCCGCCAAGATGCAAGTCAAACTGAAGTGATCCGCTGGAGATTTTATAATCAATTTCTTCTTCGAAATTGTAATGGTCTTCTTTATTTGATTTTAAGAAGCTTTCTAGTAGGTTGTTTGAATTTATTGTATCACTCATTTAAAAAGTCTTTTGTTGTTTTTGTTTGTTTTTGTATGGCTATATCTTGCCCTGTCTTTTCTCCTATATTATATTCTTGATATTTATTTTTGTCAACCCTATAATTAAAAGCCCTCCACTTTATATCCATGGTGTCTTTTAGTTTAGGACTAACTAAGTAAGCTAGGGACTTAAACTTTTTAGAAAAAGTTACAACACCAAGAAACTCAAGAGAATAACGACTACTGAGGTCGTTGAGAAATTTCATTTCCCTCATGAAAAAAAACCTTTTGTTTTCCTTAGGCTTATCCACAAGGCGAAAAAGTATTTCGCGCTTGTTTATTTTTTTCTCTGGCTTGCTTTTAATGGTTTTTTTAACCTGCTTAGAAAATATGTAGCCGCAATCACACACGGATTTTCTTGCCCCAAACTCCAGAGAGCATTCGGGACATTGTTTCTTTCCTCTGGGCATAGGTAGATAGTATCAAAGATTAATATCTTTGTCAACCATCTTTTTAACAAGACCAGGAAAGTCTGTTTTTCTTACCCACCCAAGTTCTTTCTCTGCTCTAGAAGGATCTCCCAATAGAAGTTCTACTTCTGCTGGCCTATAGAACTCAGAGTTTATCTCAACCAACACATCATTACCATGAAAATACTTCTCGTTAATTCCTTCTCCAACCCACCTACACTCTTCCGCGCCAAATCCAGCATAAGAAAAAGCCGCCTCCACAAAAGATCTAATGGTGTGGGTTTCTCCAGAAGCCAGTACATATTCTTTTGGCTCTTCTTGGTTCAACATCTTCCAGATGCCATCTACAAAATCTTCTGCGTCAGACCAATCTCTTTTAGCTTCTAGATTTCCTAATTGTAAGGGTTTAAATTTTTCTCCTACTCTGAGTTTTTTAAAAATATCTGCGACGCCTTTAGTAACCTTTCTCGTCAGAAATTCTTCACCTCTACGAATTCCTTCGTGATTAAAAAGCCAACCTTGAATGGCGTATAAATTATAACTTTCACGCCAAACTTTAACTAGGTGTCTTGCAGCCGCTTTAGATGCTCCATAAGGGCTTCTGGGGCGCAGTGGGTGCGTCTCGTCCTGTGGGGCAGTAACTACGTCACCAAACTCTTCGGATGAGCCAGCGTTGTAATAACGGCAATCTGGACAGTGCTTGCGTATCGCTTCTAATTGATAAAGAACCGCCATGCAATTTGTATTCATGTGGTTTTCTGGCATATCCCAACTAACTCCTACGAATGAATTGGCAGCAAAGTTAATAAAGAAGTCTGGTTTTTCTTTAGCTATAACACGATCTACATTTGACTGATCTGTGATATCAAGATCGATTAACTTGAACCTTGGGTTATCAGACAGATGTTTTATGTTGTCGTGGTTTTTTACTGAAAGTCGGCGTACTCCAGCAATTATATCGATGTCGGTATTTGCCAACAAATAATCTGCCATGTGACTACCGTCTTGACCTGTGACTCCTGTGATAATTACTTTCTTCATCTCGGAATATAATACAATAAATGATCTATATTTCCAGCCAATCTTTCATTTTAATGTCGGAGTCATTCGTATTGTTGCCAAACCAATTTTTAGGACAGACAACAATTTTGTTTGGATTATTGTTTAAATAAGCCCCCCACCAACTAAAGCTGCTGTTAGCTATAATGTTGTTGCTGCACAAGCTCATGTATCTAAGATCTTCTATATTAGAATTTTCCTTCATGAATATCTGGTTT